GGACTATTTGTACTAAAAGTTCCTCTTGAACCACTAACATTAGGAGTTGAAATTCCAGCTTTATAACAAGTAACTACAAGTTTTTCAACTTTTGGTGAGCTAGTTGCACTCGCATTAATTACATTATGATTTCCGAGTAAATTTGTGTCTATCCATAAGTTGCTATGAGTTCCAGCGGATGCAGAATTACTTAAATTAACACATGCCTGTGACGTTTCTGAGCTTTTTATACCTACATTAGATAAAGAAGGTGGTTGTATCTGATTTGCTAGATTAAATATTTGATCTTCAGAAGTTACAAAACCGCTGTTACTAATTTGAATTTGTTTTGCTGATAAAGCATTATAAAGAAATTTTCCTGACCATATGCATCGGTCTATATTAGCTTGTCCACTATTAGCATAATCCCATGTAACCTGAGTTCCTGTAAAACTTGCTCCTGTAGTAAAGAAAATATTTGGCATATATACCGCTTGGCCCGAAGGTATTGCTCGCTTAAACGTAACTGTATTTGCGGAAGTGTCATGTTGAAATACATTTCCTCCGAACTCGTGGTCTGTTGCGTTAGTATAACCTCCTGCGTCTACAGACAATGCTAAACGAGGTATGCTAGTTCCATCTCTCAATGTGTCAGTCCCATTAATCCAGAGAAACCCGACATCAGGCAATGATTGCGTTCCTACACCATGAACTCCTTGAGCTAAGGGAACATTAAAAACTTGTCCAGCTACTCCAGTTCCAGTTCCTAAAGTAATCCATTCGCCTTCTACTGTTGAAATCCCCGCCGCTTCAAATCTAAATTGTGGATTTGACCCTGTTGACCCTAATGATACAACAATTGGAGTAGTTGTTGATGTATTTTTAATTAGGCACTCGCCGAAAGTAATGCATCGAATATAACGCAGATCAACAGTTGATTGATCTATCGTTAATTTAGCACCATCGGTAATCAGTATTAATTCATTATTAGCGTAAGCACCACTAATTACTGAGTAGGTAGAGTCTGTCGATATAGTTGCCATTAATCAATCTCTTCTACAATTGCAATATAATGAGCATTGCTATGTTTATAAGTTTTTTCGCTTATTTTTTCAGTCTTTTGTATGTGAAAAACTACAGATTCAGTAATTTGTAAATCTGTATTATCCATATATGCAGTATCAGACTTAATAACTAATCCTAAAAATTGATTATCAGTTGTTTTAATAACTTGGTAATTTTTCATGCGTATGTTTTAGTAAAAGGTTTTAAAGTTCCATTCGCGTTAAAACCGCCAAAATTACCGCTTAATGTTTTTCCACTTATTATATCAGTTATAATAATTGATTCTAATATTCCATTAATATCATACATAAGAGCGTGGCTAAACAATTGAGTTGTTTTAGTTGAATCAGTAAAAACATCGCATCCAGTTAATATTTCATCTGTGTAAATAGGATCAAAATAATAATTGCTATATCCAACTTTCTTTTTTAAATCGATTATATCAACTTCAGCACCATTGACAGTTAATACATTACTAGCAACAGTTACACGCTTAATTGATTCAATTATATCAACAGAATTATTAGATTCAGAAACTTGTATAGAACTGTTGTTTTGATTTACATTTACAGAATTATTATTATTTTCTATCTGTATTTGACTTATATTATTAGATACGTCAATTGTAGGATTTGACAAATTGACAACCTCAATAATGTTTCTTTCTTCTGTAACATCTATAGACATTATTTTGTTACTTCAGGATGAATTTTTAAAGATCCACCAAGTAAATTTTTAACAATTCCTGATCCTGTAACTAATTCAATATCCCATACACCAGATAGAGGCGCGGATATTAACGCGGTTACTGTGCTTGGAATAGTTATTGTTATAGCACCATCTGCACCGCCTAAAACTATTTGACCGTTTGCAGTAGTTGCATCAAATAATGTTGTTGAGGCTTTATACGATTCACGACCCTGACAGCGCGCAGTATATCCACTATTATCAATAGGACTGCCTGCGCTGTCTTTGTAAGTGATTTGCAAAATAGCATCCTCACCTTGCGTAAAATTCCAATCGTATGACCCTGTGCAACTCATTATTTTACGGGTTTAGGATGTTTTAATTTTATTTTTTCAATTTCTAATCTCCATCCGTCATACCCATGATGATATAATAAGTCCATTTGATTTACAATTGTTGGGTATTCATTTTCTCTTTTTTGCTTGTAACCTTCCTCAAATTCATATTCTTCACATAGATCTATACATTCTTGGGTTGTTAATGGATCTATTTCTAAGCTCCAAGACATAACTAAAGGCGTTGTTATATCAAGACTGCTTCTTATTCCTTTACCATACTTCCATTCTATAGCTTTTTTTAATTTGTAAATTTTCATTTTATAATATTTCTGTAAGTTTAAATTCACATTCTGAAATACCGCCTAACTCTCTTGATGAAGCATTTCCATTTATTGCAGTAGTTCCCGATGAGTCACATCCAATCCTAATTTTATATGTCCTTGCGACAGTAGAACCAGAAATAATCTCGTTTTTAAAAACTACTCCAGTACTATTTCCACTACCATTAGCGGGAATACATGCAAAAATAGCATTTGCTTCAGAATCTTTAAAAACCGCTAGACACCCTGATTGAGTTGAAAAAAATATATTTCCAAAAAGTTCTATCACTAAAGTTGAACTATCACTTATAGGAGTTATAGTTGCAGAAAAATATTCGTCCCCTTCTGTATTCTGCGGTATAGTGTCATCAGATGGGATAATATTAGTGCCAGTCTCATAATTTGTTTTTTTATGAGATACAGATTGTAAAATTTTTTTTCCTACTAAAAAATTATTTAAATTACTCATAATATTTTCCTTAAATTGCTGTTACCCATTCTGATGCTGTATCATCCCATATAAGAACAATTTTAATATTTTCACCGTCTGATTGTTCTATTAATAAATCTGTGGCACTTGCCATTATATTTGACCCATTACGACCAACTGTAAGAGTGTTTCCATTTAAACCGCTATCAGATTTAATTAATGTAATTGTTTTACCATCATCTGCGCTTGTTGGACTTGCAGGTAAAGTTGCAGTAAATCCACCACCGCCAATCTTACACAAATAAACACCACCAAAATCGGCCGTGAATCCTGTTGTTTTAACGCTTGCTGTTGCACTACCGCCACCGATAGTTTGAATTGCATCTCTTAATTGAGTTGTTGACGTATTATCAAATGTTGATCCACCCGCAACTAAAACCGCCTCAATCTCCTGTATCAAGGAATTGATAAAATAAGGACTAATAAAACTGTTTGTATCAGGGTATTTATTAGTATTGACTTGAGCTTGAGCAGTCAAAGGAGTTGAACGCCCACCACTTAAAAATGTATTATAATGTTCCATAATCTTTAATAGTTAAATATTACCTGAGTATGCGCCGGTTTCAACTCATTTATTACACATTCAAGTATGCTTGTGTCAATTCCTAATTTACTGTAATTAGTAGTTGTATAAATATCAGTTGAATACCGCGCGTAAATTGTTTCTATGCCTGCAACATTAACATACCATACATAAGGATGAGTAGTATAAGCATATTGACTAGCATATTGATTGAGTGTAAATCTTGCACCGTCAAATTCAGTGATTGTAATCGTAAATCCTAAATCACTTGCAATCTTAATATAGTAATCAGCATTTTGTCCACCAATTGACGCAAACTTAGTAAGTAAGATCTTTTTTCGTTCTGCTGTTGTTAATTGTAAACTTGCATAACAAGGTGATGGCAAACCGTATTCATGCTCCCATTCATCCAAAGATTCAAGGACTGATTGAGGATACATTTCATTTATTAAATCGTTTGATCTTTCGTCTAATTGCCAATAGGCATAAGCTAAAGCAAACAACAATTTATACATTACAGTTTCAACTATATTTTTAGCTTTGAACGCTTCGCCTTGTGGCAAATTGTTAGCTAGTGCCTGCCTAAACTGTTCTTGTGTTCTTGCCATTAGCTATAAGTTATTGTTCCAACTGTTAAAATATTATTACTAGAACTTGCTGTAACATTTGCAACAGGAGCCGTCACTGTGTTGTCAGTTTCTCCGCTTGCTATTGATACCGCTTCTCTTATTTTAGAAATTAAAATTGTCCCGCTTGGACTTGCATCTCTAAAAAACAAATCGTTTAACTCTGCTGTTACTGCGGCTTGCACTGTTGGAGTATTAGGAGTTAAGGTAATATTAATTGCTACCGGTTCAGCCACTGGAGCCGAAACCAATACATTAGCAGTAACCGGCTTTCTTGTTGTTGCGTCAATGTAAGTTTGAACCGCTGTAACATCTGCGCTTAATGGTATTCCGTCAGAATATTTATCATCCATCATAAAGCGAACTCTTACACTTCCTAAACCATCTTCTAATCCTGTGGCCCATGCTCTAGTAACGCTTGCAACTTCTTTTGCCCATGTTGTAAAATCATATTCAGCCCCGCCCTGCGGAGGTTGACGTTTACGAGTGAGGATACGAGCTTTGTAATCTTCATCGCTTTCAACATTGCTACCACCAATTAAGCCACCGCTCGCAACTGTTACGCTTGAATCTAAACCGGCTATAGGTGAAACAAAAGTTAATGAATCACTTGCTAGTGCATTTGTAGTTAATCCAAAATCAACAGATTCAACAGGAATAGTTACAGTTCCGCTAGATGTTATTCCTCCAGTTGTTACTCGATATTGTATTCCGTCTGAACGCTGTAATAATGTTCCTTGAGGTATGCTTACAGAATCATTACCAGTTGCGGTTACATTTCCACTTGACGCAGTTGATTCTAATCGATCAATCCCGATGGGTGACCCATGCAAATCTAAAAATGATGAATCCGCTGTAGTAACATAAATTTGCTTAAATAAATATTTAAGATATATGTAGCATCCATGAACTGCTAGTGCAGTCATTTTAGCAATGCCATTTAAAAAACTATTTTGTAGTCTTGGATTAGATCCCTCAATTTCAGATTCTAACTCATTATAGTTTTGATCTCGTAATTCTTGCGGAGTTGGAATATTAAAGCTCATTATTCAAATTGTTCCCATGTAAAGTTAAATGTTTTATTAATATTGCCCAAAGGCCGGATTAATTCAACTTCTAATGCTGTAATACCTCTAATTTTGTCTGCATGATAAACTTGCAAATTGTAATCTTGAGCAATTCCTTTTTCAACATACCAGTCTAAAGCTTCGCGAGCATAGATTTCTAATTCTTGCAATGTTTCTAATGTTTGCTTGCGTCTACCTAGTAGCCATATTCTTGACCCTATTATAGACTCGTCATCTTCTTTTATTGAATCACCTACCCACCCGCGCGAATTAGGAATTGAATCATCATTTAAACTTCTTCTATCCGCTAAAATAGAAATAATTAAAGAGGTATATAAATCTTTGTCAGTTGATAGATCGCCATTTGAACCGATTGATATATCAAAAGTTTGATTTGCTTCATTCCATGCGAGTATTGCGTCTGTTTTTTCAATGCTCATAATGGGTTCCCTGTGTTGCTACTTCCTGTTGTTACTCCGCTATGAACGTGAGAATCTAATGTTATACCATTGCTAGTTATATCTGCATCAGTATTTAAAATTGTTCCGTCAAATGTATAAGTTTTGCCACCAACTGCAAATACAATACTTGACCCGCTTATAGTAATTGATGTTGTTCCTACTGTATGTTTTATTTGACCGTTAGTAGTTACTGTCTTAGTTCCGTTTACATTTGTTTCAATAGTGCCATCTGTTATTTTAGCAAAACTATTGTTTACTGTTGCTGTTATTTCTTCGCTTGCACTGCTTAATATTTTATTATCGCTCAATATTACTCTTGCTGTAGCCTCATTATATAGCATTACATCACCATCTTCTAAGATGTCTTTGCCGTATCGTTTATCGTCTACACATATAACAGTTGAATTGTCTTTATTTCCTTTATAAGACAACATAACTCCCCTGCTTCCAACTAATGGCCTAGACCTAAAACCATATTGACACAATTGCTCAACATCTGATCTTAACTCTCCCGCTTTACCAGATACTTGTAAATATTGCTTGCCTTGATCTTGTTTAAATCTTTGCAATACTGCCCGTGTCAATAAATTTACTATAGATGAACTCATAAACCAAACTCCTTAAAATATGGATTCTCTTTTTTTGATTTGTCAAGTTTTAGTTGTGGAGGCTGTGCATATGTATCTGGATTGACTAATTCCATTTCACATATCTTTCCTGTAGGACTAAACGAATTAATAATTCTTGATATTAATAAATTTTCACTCTTTGCGCCTATTCTTTCAGATTGCAATACACAAGTTTGATTTAAATTAAAATACCATCCTTGCAATTTAACAGAATAGGTAATTGATTTGCCTTGTCTAATTGTCGCTTCCCATTTTGCACGCTGTAAGCATATGTCATTATCAGCAACACCATCTACAATAATAATTAATGGCCTGTGCCTTACTTCACTATCAATTGCAATTGCTTGTGCTTGCGTTGAATCTTCCTCGCTTATAAATGAATTGCTTTGCTGATCGCCTTTAACAATATATTTTGAATATCTGTTTGAGTAATCAACGCTTGCACTACAATCAAGAATGTTTTCACCTTCAATAAAGTTTAATCCACTTGATACCGTTCCAGCCCTATCAATTACAATATTGCCATCACTGTTAGAATATAAAAGCAAACCTTTTTTTATTGCTTCATCTTTTATGAAATCAAGGATTGTTTCACCTTGTTCATAATTTGCAGTTTCAATTATATTTCCTGTGTCAACATTTGAACTTACAGTTATTCCAAAAGGACTTGCTAGTGCATTAATTAATGATTCTAATTTTTGATTCTTAAATTCTGATTGTGTTGCGTCAGGAGTGCAGTCAATCAAATCGCCTGTTTTACTTCGGCCACTAATATTTATTAAGTTTCCATCACTACCAATTGCCGGCTTTGCTTTATCAATCCATCCAGTAAAACGCTTTTTATCATTTGCGTATATTTCAACACTATCACCCGCTTTAATATCTGTTATTGAACTTGCCCAAAAATTAGTAAGAACTGCATTAAATGAATTTGCAATAGAATCTATTCCTATGTTTATAGTTCCAGAATTTGCACCCTCAAATGATTTACCATTTATATTAAATTGCATACTCATGAAGTAAGGACTTCTAAGTCTTGACCCATAGGAACGAACAAAGGATGTTTTATTTTATTGTCGTTAACAATTTCTTCATATCGCAAAGAATCACCGTATAATTCATTTGCTATATAATAACTTGGCACAGTTGACCCATAAGCAATAGTTTTAATTTCTGGTAATAGCTCGCTTGATTTATCTAAATAACCAACTGTAGAGGATCTAAGATTAATTAAATCAGTTCTTACTTGTGACTGTTCAGATATTCCAGCTTGTTCAATTCTTGTATTAAACAAATCTAATATCTCATTTCTTCTTTCGGTTACTTGAGCCTTTGAATTAAAAGTTTCTTCCGCGGTAGACTTAGACATGATCGCCAAAGAAAACGAACGAAAACTTTCAGAAATTTGATTATTGTTTTCTGTTTCTTGGGTCCTTGATGGGGTGGTATATTTACTAGGTTCTGTAATTGGTTCATACTGTATCAATTGCTTGGTTGCTTCGTATTTATCATTTGCATTTTGAAATATTGCGTCATAATCGTCAAATAAATCAGAAATAGAATTAATATATGTTTCAGGATTAGTTGCAGTAATATTTAAATTATCCTCAAATGATGCAAGATTTCTTATAAAGTTACTTGCTTTTTCAGCATTTTTAATTCCAATCTTTATTGCACTTTTAAAAGTGTCAATATATTGCTGAGTAACATTAATTGAAGAATTGGCAACAAATCCAGAAAAGCCGGCAACTGCATAAGTTAATGGGAAAGCATCCATTAAACTTGTTTTTATATCATCATATAAATTTGCAATTCCTGAATCAGTAAATAATGAAAAATTAGGAAATGTATTTGCACCGGCTTCAACAAATTCAAGCCTTATTGATCCTTTACCTCCTTGTCTGCCATTATCAGATATACTGCAATTCTCAGTAGGTTTAACTAGTATATTGCCAAATGTAGGATGTATAAGCGTTCCGCTTGTTCCATTGTTTTCAACAGCATTTATCAATCTACTTCGCTGAACAATATAATCATCTCCTAATAAATAAGCATTAAAAGAAAATGTTTTTGCTTTGCGGCCTAAATCCTCAACAAACGGAATGTTTTTATAAGGATATTCATGCAAAGAATTACGTCTGCCAAAACCTATCTCAGAGGTATCAACATAGAATCTTATACCGCGAAAGCTTGCACTTTTTATTTCTTCTCTCCATCCCATAATATTAAGGAGTTATTAAACCCATATTAACGTCAACATTGTTTAAACCATTGTCAGAGCTTGCAGATTCTAATATTGGATTTCCATTTTTATCAACTGCCAAATTAACAATTACATTGTTATTGTTATTTATATTTGATTCACTTGCAATGGCATTAGCTCTTGCGGGTTGTATTGTTTCTTCTTTTTCATCATCACCGAATGGATTTAATTTACTAAAAAATCCTCCTACTTTACCCCTTACTTTTGCTCCTAATTCAGCCGCTCCACCAGTAGCATTTTTTATAGTTTGAGTTACTTTTTTAACTTTATCAGTAATTGAATTAATTGTTTTTTTAATTGAATCCATAGCAGAGTTAAAAGCCATAGTTATATCTTCCCACAATGAATTAAACCATTCTTTAACCGGCTCCCATGATTCTTTTATTTTTTCCAAAGGAGAAAAACCTAAAAAGCCTTTTATAAATTGATCTGCAAATTGAACGGATGCAACTATTGAATCCCATATAGCTATAAAAAATTGTTTAAATTCTTCCCAATTCTTAATTAGCACTAATGCTCCTGCCGCTAATGCCGCAACAACTAAAATGATAGGGCCACCAATAACACCGGCAACAGCTGAAACAACAGATCCAACAAATCCAAATACTGCACCTAGTCCTGATATGATTGGAAGCAATGCACCAATTGCAATTTTAATAGATCCTAAAGCAATTAATAATGGCCCAATTGCCGCAACCAATGCAGATATAATAAGAACAGTTTTTTTCATTTCTGGTGACATATTTTTAAATCTACTAATTAACGGCTTTATTGCATTAATTAAATCTAATACAATTGGAATCATAATTGCGCCAAATTCAGCAGATAAATCACTTGCTTGAGCTTTTAATATTTTAATTTGATTTGCTAATGAACCTTGTGATCTTGCAAAATCACCTATCGCATTACCTGATTGCATGGTTGCAAGTTTAAGAGTAGCTATCGCTTTTCTTTGTTGCTCTGTTTCCTCAGTAAATTTACCAGCAACAGTCATGGCTTCTACCATGTTCTTGACCATTTCTTCATTGATAACTATGCCCAATGATTTCATGGCTTCGCGCTCACCTAGCAATCCACTTGTTAAAGCCTGACTAGCTCTTTCAGCAGATATATTATTAAATGATCCTAAATCTGCCGCCAATTTTTGAACATCTTCAGACATTGAAAGCGCGGCTTTTCCTGACATTCCAAATCCAGTTAATAAATCTCCTGTGTTGCTTAATAACTTTTGAGATTCTTCACTACTCATGCCATAGTCTTTAGCTAAAGCATTTGCAACTTCTTTAGATTGTTTTGCAACGTCTTTAAAAACTACATTAAATTTGTTTGCAGTTTCTTCAGCGTCAATTGCAGTTTTTACCATTACAACCCCAGCCGCGGCTATTGGAGCAGTCAATCCAATGCCTAATTTTTTACCTAAATCAATTGAAGATTTACCCATGTGTTTAAGGGTTTTACTAGCTCGATTTAAATTAGAATTAAATGTTTTAGTCTGTGCAGTTGCGCGTTTAATTCCTGCGCTTATAGCATCATCTAATTGAATTCTTATAGACTGGACTAATTCTGCCATTATTGCTTATCAAAGGATTTATTTATTTCTATTGTTCTGTCCATCCAAAATCGCATTTGCGAGACTGTCATATTTTCAACTTGTGAGATACTTTGACCCAATCCTTGAGGATGAGCCAAGTATCCCATCATATCGTAAATATTAGCCTCGCTTAAACGAAAAAAGGGATCATCGCATAAGCAATTTTAGTCAACTGCTTATACGGTAAACTATCCAGCGACCCACTAGCAACACCCGATAAAGTTTCAGCCATTTTAACAACTTTTACAGCGTCAAAGTGAATCTTTTCTTGAGTGTCAACTGACATAACCATTCCAATTTTTTGGAACTCTTTGCCTGTTGGTTCTCTTAGTGTTATTTCAGTTATCTTTTCACCAAAATTAATAATTGGCTTGGATAGCTGGATAGTTATGGATCCATCTTCATTCTCGATGGTTTCTTGTTTGGTATCTGATTTCTTAGTCATAATTTTATGCCGCTATTTCTTCGGCTCTATTTGTTTCAAATCTAAGAGTAAATTTACCATCTGCGACAGTAACTTCAACTTGATTAATTTGATAGGCA